TGAACCAGTATTACATTTGTTAGGTGCATTACCCTGTCCTACTAATTCAACATTACAAAGAAAATCATTCTCTGTTAAAGCTGCGTTAGGATTTGTTCCACCTTATTTTAAAGTTATTGTTCGTAATGTCACAGGTGCTGCATTAGCATCTTCAGGACATGCAGTTAATTATACAACTTATACTGGTTCTATTGCATAATGAAATCATTTATTCTACCTAAAATTGCCGGACCTGCCTGTGAATCTGGAATCTTAGGCAGAAAATTAACTAGTATTTATATACCAGGCGAGCATGGTTCTGCAATACCAGATATAAAAAAAGGAAACCATGCTAGAATACAAGGTACTCCAACATATAGTACAAATTTTGGATATCGAAATTTAGCATCTACATCTAGTTCAAATAATGCAAAAGCTACTTGCTTATTTACTGGATATCCAATGGTATTTGTTGCTATTGGATATGTAAATAGCACTGTAGGAAATTGGCAATTATCGAATTGCCAAAATTCAGGTGGTGGTGGTGGTTATTCAGCTAGTTTACGAGTTGATAGTTCTACAAATTTTGAATATCGACATAAAATTAATTTTGGAACTTCTGCAAGTGTAAGTGTAAATATTACAACAGTCTCTAATAAACTTATTACATGTATAGCTCAATCTTTATCTAGAACAGATCACAGAGTATATGTTAATGGACTTTCTGCAACATCATCAACAGATGTCGGAGCATGGGCCAGTAATTTTGTAGAATATTATATCCAGGGAAATTCGTCATGTAATGGTGGCACTATACTATCTGGATTTGGTTCTATACCATTTACAGATGAAGAAGCAAAATATTTAACTTCTAGACCAGAGTTATTAATAGCTGAAGTATTAAATTCTAAAAATTATATAAAATTAGATAATAACAGTGGGACTATTTTTAATATTACCCCTTCTGGATCAATAGTATTTTCTGGAAGTGTAACTCAAAACCATGAACACATCCAATCTACTAGTGGTAGTATTATCTTTTCTGGAACTAATAATCAAGTTCATGAAAAAAATATAGTTCCTACTGGTAGTGTTGTTTTCTCTGGTGGTTCCTCTATTATATATACGCCAAGTGGTGGGACTACATATACAATTACACCAAATGGAACTATTACATTTAATGGAACTGTATTACAAAACCATGAGCATATATTAAATACATCTGGAAATATAGTATTTTCTGGTAGTATAGATACAATAAAAACAAAGGTTGTTACTCCAACTGGTAATATTATATTTTCAGGAACAGCACCAATAACAATTCCAGGTTCTGGACCAGAGCCAACTACTAAACTACCATTAACAGGAATAGGTGTATAATGTTAAAAACATATTATAAATCTGGAGATTGGAATCTAATATGTGATGTTTGTTCCTCTAAGATAAAAGCTAGTAAATCAAAACACAGATGGGATGGATTTATTGTCTGTCCATCTTGTTATGAAACTAGACATCCACAAGATTTCCTAAGATCCAAAGCAGATAAACAATCCGTTCCATATTCAAGGCCAAGACCTGCGGATGTATATGTTCATTCATGTTCAATTCAAACTCAATCTGATTATGCGGATATGGGAACGGCAGATTGTTGTAGGGCTGATATGAATTTTGGATATACATATGCAGAATTAGTTGCGGGAAGAATATAATGGAAGATGATATGTTTATGAAACATGCCATAGAAGAAGAAAAGCGTTTAGCTTCTATAGAGAATGATATAAAACAAATACAAGAAACTGTTTCTGAATTAAAAATCGCTGTTGATGGATTAGTTACAGCATGGAATGCTGCTGGGTTTTTAATTGCAACTATTAAATATGCTGCTGGATTTGTAACAGCTATTGGAATTTTGTATGCTTATTTTAAAGGAAGTTAAATGGCAACATCTGGATCAACTAACTTCTCTATAAATAGAGATGATATAATTAAAAGAGCATTACGTTTAATTGGCGTATTACCACAAGGGGAATCTCCTTCTACTGACCAAGTAACAGAAGCTAGTCTAGCTTTAAATGGATTAGTTAAAGCATGGCAAGCTGATGGGATGCCTTTGTGGGCAATTAGAACTAGTTCTTTTACACTAACTGCAACCAGTTCATATACTGTTGGTATTGGACAAACTATTAATATTTCTAAACCACTTAAGGTACTACAAGCATGGAATAGAAATACTACAAGTAATGTAGATGTTCCAATGAGAATATTAACCAAGGATGAATATAATAGACTTGGTAATAAAACATCCACAGGAAATCCAATACAACTATATTACGATCCAGGTATTGATACTGGAACTATTTATTTATTCCCAGTTCCAGACACTACTAGTATTGCAAACCAAACAATTTACTTTACACATCAAAGAACTTTTGAAGACTTCGATTCTTCTACTGATACTCCTGATTTTCCACAAGAATGGTATGATGCAGTAGTATATGGACTTGCTTGTAGATTAGCTCCTGAATATGGAGTTGCCCCTACAGATAGAAAATTACTCTGGCAAGAGATGACTATTATAAAAAATGAAGCAATGTCTTTTGGAACAGAAGAAGGTTCATTATTCTTTGGTGTAGATTTTAGAGAATACTAATGGATTCCTTAACTCAAACATCTCAAGCAAATGTACCAAATCTTAGTCAAGATCAAATCTATGATATAGTATCTAGGAATAAAATATCAGATCGTAGAAAACGTAATGAGATGTTTAGGTCTGGTATTCAAGATCCAAATGCCTTTGCTTTACAAAACTCAGATCAGATTAGCCAAGCTGCACAGCCACAAGAGTATTGGCCGGCTGGCGGACATCCATTAAATAGTACAACTAATGATCCGATACTTAGTTCTTTATTTAATATAAAAACTAGACCAGAAGATGGACAACAATATTATTGGGGAGATATTAATCCTAATGATGTTACTGTTGGTACTGGTGATCATCGTACTGAAGATCTTGGTTTAGGTAAATATAATATCTATGGACAAGATAATTCATTACTTGGAACTGGTTATAAAAGTGTTAGAGATGCTTTAGCTGACTATACAATTGATAAAACATTTGGGAAGATTCAAGAAAATAAACCAAGTGGTTTTTTAGCATCATTCTTTCCTTCTACATACTCCATTGGTCCGCTATTACAACAGTCAGAGATATCGTATGACGATTTAGGAAATAGAATTCTACAACCAGGAGAATATTTATCTAGATCTGCAGCAGAATATGCAATTAGAAATAGTGTGCTATCTGAAATTACAAATGTTAACTACGGTGGTCCATTAGGAGATTGGGAAGCTCTTGGTCAAGTTTTAAATGGCACGGCCCCTAGAGTATTGAATTTACAAGGTGGGAATGGATTTCTCCCACCAAGCCGAGACCATTTAGGTGGATACCCCGCAAATAAAAAAATAGAAAATATTTCAGGATTAAATACTCTATTTGGATCAACTCCAATCTTTCAAGGTGATAAATTACTTGGTTATTATTCTGATTTTAGTCCTGGAGAAACTTGGGGATATCAGGGCAAAAAACATTGGGATTTTTCTACTCCAATGGGCGCAAGTCTTGGAGATAATAAAGGAAAAGAACGTTATGTAAATAGTGTTTGGAGAGAATTAAATCCTGGAGATTGGTCTGGTGTAAAACGATTACAAGATGATAATGTATTTATAACTCCAGAAAATGCTGCAAGTGTTCCAGGATGGACCAATAAAGATCAATATAAATATGTAGATGCTTCGGGAACACTTCCAAGTTGGTTTGGTCCAGTAGGAACTGTTATGTCATTTATACCAGGAATGCAACCAATAGGTGCATTTATGAATGCTATGTCTTCAATGGATAGTGGTAATACATTTGGTGCCCTTGCTAATCTATTTGCCATGACTGGTGGATTTGATACAATTGCTGGTCAATTGGGAGATTTTGCAAATTTATCTCCAGAAGTAGCTAAAGCTGTTGTTAAGGGTGGCACTAACTTTGCAGGTAATCTAGCAAGTGGTAAAGATTTTAAAGATTCACTATTAGGTGGAGTAATTGGAGGTTTAGGAAACTATGCTAATTCTACTGCTACAGCATTTGGTAATGACTATGATCTTGGTGACTTATCTAAGGTCTTTGGGGGTGCTGCCGATCTTGGTTTAAATTCTCTGTTTGCTAAGAATCAAGCCATTAAAGGATCACTATATGGAGACAAATCTGGCGGATTGTGGGGATATTTGAACTCCAATAAATCACCACAAGAAGAACCTATTACACATAGAATAAGGAATGAAAATGGCTCGGAAACAAGAAACAACCGGACTTCAACCAGTAGCTAGACTGCCATTAGTTGGTGCATTTTCTAATAGAGATTCTACAACTGGTTATGATCAACGGTTTGTTAATATATTTCCAGAAGCAAGAAAAGTAGAACAAATCGACAATACTAAACTATCAATGCACAAACGAGCAGGCTTATCTTCTTATCGTGATTATGGTTCTGGTGCGGGTAGAGGTTGTATATTTTTTAATGATAAATTTTATGTTGCAGTTGGTAATACTGTATATGAAGATGCAGTTAGTCCTGTTTCTAAAATAACATTGACAGGTTCTACTGGACCAATAGGAATGGTATTAGGCAATTCTATTACAGTTGGTGATTATTTATTTGTTTGTGATGGTACTAATGCTTGGTATATAGATACTTCAGGTACTGTAACTCAAGTTAGTACCAGTGGATTAAGAACTATAACTATAACTGCTGGTGGAAGTGGTTATACAAATGGTTCTTATTCTTGTGGATTCTCTGGAGGTGGTGGTTCAGGTGCTGCAGCAACATATACAGTTACTGGTGGTGTAGTTACTTCTGTTGTAATAACTAATAGAGGTACAGGATATTCTTCTGCCCCATCTGTAACATTCCCATCTGGTGGAGGTAGTGGGGCTGCTGCTACTGCATATTTAAATGCATTCCCTACTCCACATGTTCCAACTCCTATATTTATTGATGGTTATATATTATTAGCAAAGAACAGTGATATTTATAATTGTGTTTTAGATACACCAGCAGAATGGGATTCTTCTAATTATATTACTGCTGAAATGTTCCCTGATGCAATTGTTTCATTAACAAGACAGAATAACCAAGTAACTGCATTAGGATCAAATTCAATTGAGTTCTTCTATGATGCAGCCAATGCTACTGGTTCTCCATTATCTAGAAATGATTCATCTACAATTCAGATGGGATGTGCTGCTCCATATTCAGTAATAGGGACTGAAAAGTACTTTGCTTATATATCTCAATCTGGATCTGGTGGTAGAGGTTTCTGGATTGTTGAAGGATTCTCTCCTAAGAAAGTATCTGATGATGCAATTGAAAGAATCTTAGATTCTGATACAGATCTTTCTACTGCTAGGGGCTTTGCTGTTAGAAGTAAGGGTCATTTCTTTTATGTTCTTAATTTAAAGAATGCTAATAGAACTTTAGTATATGATACAGAAGAAAAACTATGGCATGAGTGGTCCTCTAATAACTCTGGTTCCCATACTATTTTTGCTTGTGATTATGTAACTGACAATGAATCCGGGATTCCATATTTATTACATACTTCTAATGGATGTTTATATAAACTAGATCCTAGTATTTATCAAGATGATGGTGTTGCAATTTTAGTGGATTTAACAACTAACAAGTATGACTTTGATACATATAAACGAAAGTTTATGCATAGTTTTAAAGTAGTTGCCGATAGATATTCTACTGGTAATAGTGTTAATTTTAAATGGACAGATGATGATTATCAAACATGGTCTAATACAAAAACAATAACATTAACAGATGATTTTCCAGCCTTCTTAAGATTAGGTTCTTTTAGACGTAGGGCTTTTAATATAACTCATGCTTTAAATTATCCATTAAGAATTGAAAGTGTAGAAGTAGAATATAGTTTAGGAGTATCATAATGGCTGGATTACCTCCACCCCCAATTAATGAAAAGCCTGGATCATTTGTCTGGTTAGAGTGGTACAGGCAATTAAGAAACTATGTATCTACTTCAGGTTCTGTTCCTTGGTACATTATTAATTTCTCTGGTTCTAATATAACTGACATTGCAAATAGAAGTCATAACCAATTACAAGATTTGCAAGGTGGTATTAGTGGAGAGATGTATCATTTACAATCTTCAGATTATACTAACTTAACTGGTGGTAATCCAAAGTTTGATACATTAACAATAGATAAAACTTCTGGTAATGGAATTAAAGTAGATAAAACAACTCCAACATTTCCATGGCAAGACCAACTTGGTAAAGTAGCAATTAGAACTGCGGGAGCTAATGATCCTACTTGGGCGGTATATAGAAGTACTATAAGACAATTTCAATTCTCTAATGCAATAATGAATGAGGTATGGAATGAGTTTCATATTCCTCATGATTATGTCCCAGGTACTGATTTATATATTCATGTTCACTGGTCACAAACCACTGTAGATACCGGAGGTGCTGGCGCAACTCCTGGAAATGTAAAATGGTATTTTGATATAACTTACGCTAAAGGACATGGTACTCCAGGAGCCGCTGCTAATGGAGCATTTAGTGCATCAAAAACTACCAGTGTTGT